GGCTGCTGTCAGGAGGACCTTGGCAGCAAAGCCGCCCTGTGCGCCTGCGGCGAGGTCAAGGGCTCCGACGAGTGCTGCGATGAGAGCGCAGCCCGGTGCGATGGGTGCGGCAAGATCAAGGGGTCACCCGGCTGCTGCAAGTAGCAGGGGTCTCTCCCGTCACACGGTCACAGGATAAGGGACTTGTCGCTCTTGGGCTTGCCCTTCATCTTGACCTTGTGGGCCTTCAGGACCTGTATCACCTTTGTCTCCTTTAATTCCCTGGATTCCTTGTTCACCCTGTGGACCTTGTGGGCCTGTTTCTCCTTGAATACCTTGGATACCTTGATCACCTTGATCTCCTTTAGGACCTTGAGGACCACGAATAGGGCCAACAGTCAACCACTTAGTACCATCCCATACTAACCCATCTCCTGGGTTAACTGGATTACCATCACTATCAACTCCAGAATCAGTAGCAATCCACATATCACCTGGTGCTCCAGGCTTAATTAGGATATTACTTACTGTGTCAGAACCAGATATAGTTACACCGGCACCTGTAGGACCAATCTCACCTTGTTCTCCTTTATCACCTTTAGGGCCTGGAGGACCTGTAAGACCTGTATCTCCTTTAACGCCTGGAGGACCAGCAGGCCCAACTAATGACTGTAGCCAATCATATTCTGTTAAAGTACCACCGTTCTTCAAGTATATTTCATATGCAGACTCTCCGTCCTCACCTGGAGGACCAGGATCTCCTTTAGGCCCTTGTGGGCCAACTCCTGATTCTACCTTAGCCCAGTTAGAAAGCAAAGAAGAAGGTAGGGCGAGAAGTTTATACTTCTCATACCCTAACTCTCTAATCTTGATTTCTATACCGGGATAGCATTTAGGCAGAGATATTAAGTCAGTATAGAATTCAACAATCTCTCTCTGATCCGCAGGCTCTGCGGCAGTCATGTCAAATCCTTTTGGGGATACTATCCCTTGTTTATAAACTTTTCCCATTATAGTCTTGTAATTAAATATTTATACACTCATCTATGGAAGTAACTTTACCAGTTGAATTATCCGTAGAGATAATCCAATTAGGTTCACCCGGAGGTCCATATACCTCTGCCTTACCAAACACAGGTGTTGTTAGTTGTGAGTCACTATAGATATAGTCCCCAACAGCCATCGGATATCCAGGTTGTGGGACTACCGTAAGCTTAGCATATATTGTACTATCTAAGGTTCCAGTAGTACAATGTGTTGTGGCCGGTACAGCTGCAGCTAATGAATTTGTCCAATAATCTGGTACAGAAGCTGTTACAATATCAGACCACTCTCCTTTGTTTCCTGCAGCATCATAAGCTCTTATTTTGAATTGAGCTGAAGTTCCTTCTAGATTATACAAAGAGATTTGATTTGTCAATGTATTACTTAAAATAGCTGCAGTGATATTATTAACTTCATATCCCTCTAAATCTCCTTCAGGATCAGTAGGAACATTCCATGTTAATTTTAATGCACTTTTACCGTTTGGTGTAGCTACTACCCCAGTAACTTTAGCAGGTGGTAATCCTGTATCTCCTGCTTGTCCATCTTCTCCACGTATTTGATAAACTACCCATTGAGCTGCCGGTCCTTCTGACCAGTTTCTCTGTGCTAACCAGAATGCACCACCTGGAACTAAGTCCGGAGTGTCATACCATCCATTAGCATCTGGGTTACTTCCTGCAGGACCTACTGGATTACTTGGTCTTGCTCCGGCTCCTCCTGAACCGTCTCCACCATGGTATTGGTAATCCATACCACCTGAATCAGCTAATAAACTAGGAGTACCCCAATTCATTTCATTACCTGGTCCTAGGTTATCAATACTATTGAATACTGCTTGGATCATCCAAACTTGTTTAGCATTGTTAGGGAATGTATCACTAACTGGGGGTATGTTATCAGAGAATGTATAAGTATGTCCACCAATAGGTGAAACAGTCGCAGGATCGTCTCCTGTGATCTCATACACGCCGTTGTTATCGACTAAGTATTGTCCTACTACTTCAATTTGATCCATTCCTGCTGCATCACTACGACAGAAACGAGTTGAAGGAATATAGGTTCTACCATCTTGTCCCGGCTGCCCATTCTCTCCTATCACCTTTACAATGTCCCATGTTGTTGGCCATACTCCATTCTTAAGGGAACCAATAGCCATCCAAATAACATTACCTGTAACACTGTCAGCATCATCATACCATGAGTTAGCACCATCATTTCCCTCTACCGGATATCCAGTAGGTTTGGAAAGACTACCACTAAACTGATATTCAACTGTTGTTGAATCTGCAACAATTGATGGTGATGGCCATACCTTAGTAACTGATCCATCATCTGATTGATCAAACCTTACTTGAGTAAACCATATAGCTCCTGGCCCAGTTGGTATACCATCTGACCAGTTTACTCCACCAATCTGCGAAGTAGGTACCGGAGATGCATATGTACCACCTGTAACATTTGCTGATGAAATATCATCATTTGTTTTGAAATAGGCAGATGCTAAGAACGACGGAATACCATCAGCTCCAGTATCACCCTTTTCACCTTTTATTCTTAAAACTTCCCAGGTTGCATCATCTACAACTCCGTTAGTCTTCTTTCCTTTAGCCATCCAATAAGAGTTTGGTAATGGAGTTTCATACCATACTCCTCCGGGTGCTTGATGCGGTGGTAATGGCGTACCATCATTTATCTGCTTATCTGCATATTTAAAGTCAAAATCGATTGTGTCTTGTGCTAAATATGGTGCTTTCCAATCAGCTAGTGTACTGTCCGGATTACTAAAGAATCTATTAGTCGCCCATATTTGATCAGTACCATTAGGGATACCATCAGACCAACCAGTTGGAATAGGGTCAGCGAATGTTCCACCGGTAGGTGTAGCTGGTTGTGTAGCTGATCTCTTGAATACAAATGATTGCTTGAAAGACATACCGTCAGTACCAGTAACAGGGCCTATATTATCCCATGCTGTACCATTATCTCCGGCAGTACCACCTACAAATATGTAAGCATCATTAACAACTCCTGGTACTACTGCTGTAGCATCATCGTTGTTTGCTAACCAAATGTCATAGAGTTCCACAGGGGGACTAGTCATAGCCAGTATATTTGCTATTGTATCCCTACCCTTAATATTAAGTCCTTGACCTGCTGCACCTGTTTCTCCTTTAATACGGGTAATACCCCATGGAGATATCTCACCATTCTTGATGGATCTGTGTGCCATCCAAATATCATTAGATGTGGCAATGTTATGCCATAGGTTAGGTGCTGTATCCGGGTCAGCTGGCTCTGCTAAACTGTCACTGAATTCGAAATCATCAGTAGCTGTGTCAGTAATATTGCTTGGAGTAGTCCATTCATTAGATAGACTTGATGATTGATGATCTACATCATTGAAAGTGAACTTTGACATCCATACTTTCTCACCACCTAGGGGGATACCATCATGCCAAATAACAGATACAGCATTTCCATCGATAGAAGTATCAGTAGGAGTTGGAGAATTAAATCCACCACCTTTCACTACTGCTCTATCCATACCGTCTAAGTTAGATCTTGTGAATACTATTGATTCCCTGTACGCTCTACCTTCCGGACCTGGCCCACCGTCTGCTCCTTTTTCACCACCAATCTTTACTACGTCCCATGATTCAGGATATGCACCACCGATCTTTCGACCAATAGCCATCCAGTCATCTGTTACTGTAGGGTCATTATGCCAATAAACACGTTGACCTGCTCCTTCCAATGGTGGTGCTGGTTTCCCGTTAGGGTCTAATTCCATGTTTGGATCATCAAATGTACAGTACTCAAAGTCTGTATATTCAGTATCTTCTGTAAGAATAGGTGATGTCCATACCGGCGGTGTAGCTTCTCCTTGTGTAAAGACAGCTGAACTCATCCAAACAGGGTCAGTACCACTTGGTACCATATCACTCCATCCCGGAGGTACTGGATCATCGTAGTCACCACCAACCGGAGTTGATGGTGCGCCTACGTTTCTTACAAATACAAATGATGTAAATTTCAATGGCAGTTCAGAAGGGAGTGTTCCCCCTCCTGATCCGCCGGTAACTTCTGTCCAATTGTTCAAGTCAGAATAACTACCACCCATGAATTTAAACTCTCTAAGTATCATTCCGTCTATTGACTCTAATACTTGAACCTTTAATCCAGGGTATGCTTTGTTGATAGTAGTTAAGTCAGTCTTGTACTCAACAATTGTTCTTTGGTCAACAGGCTCAGCCTGTACCATATCAAATCCTTTCGGACTTCCAATACCTTGTTTATAAACTCTACCCATCTTATGCTTGTTTTATTGTGTATTCCAATGTTTGACCGGTTAAGTCTTGTAATGGACATGTTCTGTAGTAATGCATTGTCACCTCTTCAGTACCCATTACTGTAGTAACTGCCTTATGGATAATAGCATAACTATTTGGATCACATGTTTGTGCCCATGGTCCGCTAATAATCTCGAATGCTCCGATGTAGAACTTAACAGGATTCTTAGTAATCCACCATAAGTATTTATCCTTGGTGTTTGTATTGCTTGAAGTACCATCAGAATTAGCCTTATACACTGGAGAAACATTAGTTATTGCTCCGAATATATCATCTACTTCAACTTTGTTGGTTGTTGATAAACTTTCAAAGTCTTGTACTGTAGATTCTCCACCGTACCATTGTGGTGGGTAAGCAGTTAATGAGGCTGTTACTGTATTAGTACTAGTAACTCCTCCTCTGTTATATGCATACTCAATAAAGTAAGTCTTTGATGTTTCAACCTTAGGGTCTATTGTTGTTCTAAGTACGCCATCAAATTGACTTATACTTGTAAGACCTGGTACATTTGTACTAATGATAGCTGTGAACTCATCATCATTAGCAGTAAATTTGTAACTTACTGTAATATCTGTTCCTACTCCTAAACCTATTGTAGTTGGTGATACTGTCAAACTAGTTGTATGTTTTAATCCTGGCGGTACATATGGGTCACAATCAGTCTTAATACCAAGTTTGGCAATACAGTAACTGATGTTTTCATAATCGTACAGCTCATCTATTTCTTCTTTGGAGGCAATGTCCATTGGGTTGTTTACATCAGCATTATAAAGCTCATAATATAAGTGAGCTAATTCTACCTTAAGTATTTCATCTGTATTGCTGATCCCCAAGTATTTCTCTTGCTTAAGTAGTCTATTGAATGGTTCAATCGCTGAACACTTAATTTTCTGGTATGCAGTAGCTATACCTTCCTGATATTTAGGGTTATACATTGATGCATAAAGAATGACCTTTGCAATGGCGTTGTTTAGGTAGTTTGGGGTGTCTCCGGTACATTGTGTTAAGGAAAGACAGTTAATGCCTGAAATGCCACATAGCGCAGCTGAAACGTACACTATCATGCTATCAAATAAACCCTTCTGATAGTTAGCTGGCCCGATCATAATACCATTAGCGAATATTGTATAATTTCCATCACCTGGAAACTTTATAATATCTGTATCGCCTGGTTCTACTATCTGGCTGAAATCTTCTACAGGGCCGTAATCAGCTCCTGCACTACCACAACTAATTTCTCTCCATAGAGTCAGCTCAGAAGGCTCATCCCCGCTATTAAAAGCATAGAATTCCTTTGCTCTCTCTGTTATTGTAATTAATATTGGTGTTGCCATATTATTGTTGTTGTATGAAAAAAGGGCTGAGTCAAGAAGACTCAACCCTTTCGTTGGTTATTAATAAAATAATGTGTTATTACGCTTTTGTAGCGGTAAGAGCAGCAATTAAGGCATCTACTGCATTCGCACCTACAACAATTAGTTGTCTGTGCTGACGCTCGATGTTAGTAGCATCTCTGTCTTTGTAAAACTGGAAGATACCGTAGACATCACCACCTTGAATTCCTGAAGCAACAATATTGCTGTCAGCTTTAAAGCTGTAAGGGAATCCTGCTTCTCTGTACGGATCTTTGTCGTATCCTGAGTTAAACCACTCAACGTTTAACAGTTGTTTGAAATCATCTAGTTTACCTGGTGTAACTGCTAATGTAGCTGATACAGCATTGTAAGAACCACCTAATGTTTCAGAATCGATGTAACCGGCAGTCAATTCCCATGGATTGTGCATACCATCTTTAACACCAACAATGTGCTGCTCAGGTACTTCTGTTACTGTGATTGTAGTAGCTGTAGAAGATACTGTAAACTCATTACCATTCTGCTTAAGAGTGGCAGCTAAGTTAGCTTCTAGCTGTGCTAATACTTTTGCAAGGTCAGCTGCTTCGCTAGTACCATCGTCTTTTAAGAAGTTACCATCAGCATCACAAGCTACATATGCAGAGATGAATCTATCATTAAGCATTGAACCAATGTGGTCATGCATATCAATAGTTACTCTGAAGGTCTTGTTTGCAAAGTCAGTTGGCGCTACAAAAGTAGCAGTTACTGCTTTGTTAATACCTTGCTCCATATTTCTACTTACATACTTCGCATTAACTGGTATAAAATCAGATACTTTTGGGCCTGTTGCTCCCATTACGATTATCTTTGCACCTTTGTTTGCTAATCCACCTGTTACAGCGTCTGGGTCTACAACTGGTATGATTTTGTAATCACCTACATCTGCTAAATCTGCTACTGCAGCTACTGAGTTAGAACCAGCTAATAGTTGGCTTACGTTTCTTGGACTAAAATTTCCCATAATTTAAAATTTAAAAGTTTAATTGTTTCTTTGATCTAGCTGTACTTGTGCACTTAATGTCTCTGGTTTATATGCCAGAAGTGCTAATTCAACAGCTCTATCTAATATTTCTCGGTGTATCTCTTTATCGAGCTTACACTCTGTTTTAGCGCTTATCCCATCTATGGATAAACTCTCTGTTGGTGAAATACCGTCTAGATCTTCTAAAACAATTGGAGTGGGATATTTAATGTATCTTATGTGGTAAGTTGTGATTGGTTCCTTTGCTACCAGTTCAACGATCTTATCATCATTAAAAGATTGGACATCTAATCTGTATCCATTGCTATCGTTTAATCTGCGAAACGGATTTCGCTGTGCCTCTGCATATTCATCATATTTCATTGGCACGATTTCAATTGAATAGTCCGGGCAACCTGGCTTTTTAATCAGGCCTTTCTCGAACTTTATTTGAAATAAGTCTTTTGGAAGTTTTGCTATTTTTGAGTAAGGTTCTAAACCATTAACAGCATCCTCAGGGATTACTGTATAATCTACTACCAACTCTTTTAAATCAGCTCTTCTCTTTTCAGACCCTTCAAAAGAGTCTTTGTATTTATTCAGTGGACCACTATACTCTTTTATGATCTCTAGTTGTGCTTTAGTCAGGAATACTGATTTCTCGTATTCATCTATACCGGGAGCACTGTTAGAAGCTATACTATTGTATAATATGTCAAACTCATTACTAAACTCTGCTGTGGTCATTAATTTTGTATTTAATATAATTGATTATCCTACTGGCTTATTTATTTATTCAACAAATAAGTTTATATACTCAGAGTTTTGTTTTATAATCCAGAGCAAGCCTTTCGACCTGCTCTGGTGTTATTGATGTTACTCTTTGATATTCTCAACCCTAGATAATATCAGCTCTTTAACTTCATTATTTAATGGGTCGTTTAAGAAGTTAACAACATTTTGTACTGTAGCTGGCTGGCCTTTCTCTGTAAGTGGCAGACCATCCATAGTCTCATATGCTCCTTTTACCTTCTTGATAATTCCTGCTCTCTCTGCATTCGCAATTAAAACCTTAGTCTCAAATTGTGGATCTGCAAGTAAAGCATTGAATTTAGCAGCTCTCTTATCTACTAGTTTTTCTACCTCACCATTCAGGTAATGTAGTTTTGCATTTGATGATGCAACTTTTCCGGTCATTAAGAAAATAACTGCAGCAAGAATCTCTTTATTATCCTCGATCTTATCGAAGTTCTTCCAAGCTTGTTTAGTCTCATTAAGAGTCTTAGCTGTGAATGATTCTTCCTCACCTTCTCTTTCCAGGTAAAACTGGTATGCTGCTGTGGGTCTCTCTTTGTATACCTTCAAACTAGGTGCAATGATTTGATCCCATCCAAGTAACAACTTGTATCGTATATAATCATCTGCGTTTGAAAGATCAAGAGTTGTATCTAGTTTTTCAAGGGTCACGTAAAAATCATTCCAAAAGTCACCATATACTGATAAATTCTGTCCGTCATATTCGTTAGCCTCGAAATATTCTTTTTCTGCTTTGGTAAGGATATTCTTCAGTCCTCCACTTCTAAGCATTGGTACTGGGAATTTACGATATGCTCCTTCTAACATACCTCCTGCAATAATGTGATTATCTTTTACATTAGCAGCAATTCCTTTTTTTCTTTTTATGAACTTGATGGTTACTTTACCACCTGGTAGTTTAAAACCACCTTTTTTTGTCTCTCCCATTTTGATGTGTTTAAATTGTTAAAATGAAAGGGGGTTACTATTATAGTACCCCCTTCCGGTAATTTTAGTATTGGTACAGAATAGTTGGCACTAAAGATGCTGTTCTAGAAGGATCTTTTACCATCGCTCCTAACATACAGTATCCTGTAAGTGTTGCACTATCTTCCATTCTACCCATGTTACCACCACCTACTTGACCGGTGAATGGGTTTCTGAAACCAGCTTGGTAGTCTCTGATATCCTCCATACCTTTTACAGCAATTTTTTGGATATTAGGTTCTTCCTGTGATCCCATAAACAGGATGTCATAACGGTAAGATTCCGCTACTCCACCGAGTGGGTGTTTGATTTTGTTACGTACTTTATCATCGTACATTGGATCTACTTCTACCATCACGTGGATGCTATTAGCAAATTCGTACTCAGTAAACTGGTAACCACCTTTAAGTGAGTTAGAGTGTAACTTACTAGAAGTTGTTCTAACTGTTGCAGGGTTTTGTGCATTGATCTTGTTCCATGCAGTACCGTCTGAATCAACTGCTCTTGAGAATTGAGCTGCTCCTCTTTCTCCTGTACGCAGTACAAACTTACGGTCAGAGAAATCAAGTTTACCTTCTGAAAGGTTATGCAGCATATCTTCAAGAACTGATAGACTGAATGTGTTATAAAGAACAACATTACTTACATCCATTTGCTCACGGATACCTGAACCGGCCTCAATCTTGAATCCTGATTTACCAGTGTTTAAGAACTCACCATCCTCAGATCTGTTAGACTTACCAAACATAGTTGTGTAAGCTTTCAGTCTTGAAATGTGTTGTTCGAATCTCCACATAACTTCTTGCTGCCAAACGTTAGAAACGTGTTTCTTACCGTTCTTGTCAACTGTTTCAATCTTAGCGAAGAAAACGTCGTTGTTGTTAGCTTTGAAGTTAATCATGTTACCAGGCATTGTATGCTCAACTCTTAATTGAGATACAGTGTTTTGTAACACGAATGGAGAACTGAAGTTAATATCAGCACCCTTGATAGACATAGTTCTTTCTACTGGAGCTCCTTCAATACTGAACTTCTCATTTGGAGAGAATTCAGCTGCAGGCACACCAAGAAGAGTGTCAGAACCACCCCATACCTCTACGGTATATGCATATTCATTTACACCAATTTCCTCAGGCTCACCTAGGATTCTGTATTGGTATAAATCAGGCTTGTTACCTGAAATAACGTGTACATCAGTAAACCACTTCTCTGGGAAAATCAGTTGAAATTCCTGTCTTCCGGCACCAACGATACTAGTACCTGCTGGGTCTACTGCTACACCATCTTGCTCTGCTCTAATAAGCGGAATGTTACGCTCATGAGCTCCTACTAATTTCCATGTGAAGTCACCTTCATCATCGATATAGTTAACTTTGAATTGACTTAGAACTGTGTCTAAGTTTTTTAAACCTGCACTTTGTAAAAGAACACCTGTAATTTTAGATGCTACTTGAGGTTTAGTCTGATAGATAGCCCCCAAGTGGTTTCGAGTTGTTAACCCGCTCCAGTGCTTTCCTTTTGTCATTACATACTTTGCAATACTCATCTTATAAATAATTTAGTTTCGTGCACTTGCTGATTTTTTTAATAATGACAAAGGCAAGTACCATCTTTATCATCAAACTAACTCCCATTTTACTAGTCAGGAAGCACGATGTCTTCGACATCTAATAATCCTGTGTTAATGTCATCACTGTAAGATGGATCTCCACCACCTTGGATATGAGTGGAATTCTTAATAGCACGTTCTAAATCTTTAACACTTGAGGTTTTTGTCTTACCTCCAAAGTACTTTAAGTCTTTAAAACCATTACTAAGTTTCCACAAATAATAAAGTTTGTGGGAGAACTCCTCAGGATTTTCTCTTTGGTATTTCATCAAGGAATTTTCAGGTGTCTTAGTCTTCGGATTAATAGAAACTTGTTTCATCATTTCTTCGTAAACTTCTTTCCTTGTTGTCTCCGGAACTTTGAATCCTTCAATCACTTCCTCTTTTTTAAGTATCAACTCTTTCAAGTTTTCCTTTCTCCTCTCAACCTTCTCTGCCTCTTCTGTAGATTTGGCAATATCAGCAGCTTTAGCTGTCTCATATCTCTCCTTTACAGCAGTGCGTAGAGACGAATAAGCGTCTTTTGCATCTTTTAGGTCAACTCCTAGCTTTACAGCACGATCGACTTGCTCAGCCGCTTTTTCAGGGGTAAACCCTCTTGATAAGAAGTCCTGATAAATCAGGTCTTGTCTTACTTTCTCATTAGCCTCGATAAGATCATCATCAATCTTATCAAGCTTAGTCATTGCTGACTTAAACTTCTCTACTGTAGTTACAGTAGCTCCTTCTCTAATACCGGTAAGAACTTCTTTCTGTGTGTCTGTAAGATCATTGTACTCTTGAGCTTTGATCTCCTTTTTCATGAGATCTACAAACTCATCAATGCTCTTAACATCTTTTAATAACGAATCATCTGCAGAAGTTAGTACCCCTTTTTCTTTTAAAGTGGTAGCTAGCGAGTGGTATAGCTGGGGAGAGGTCTGCTCACCTTCTCCTTCTGCAGATTCACCACCTACCGTTTCTGGGGTTGCTCCCTCAGTGGTCTCGTTACTATTATCTTCAGCCTCTTCCGAGGTTTCTTCAGAAGTTGCCTCTTGTCCAGCAGCCTCGTTTTCTTCAGCGGCTGTATGGTCTTCTGTTTGTTCGTTAGGGTTTTCCCCTGATTCTTCTTCTGTTTGTGTTGCATCTTCAACAAAGTCTAAGTCTTCAAAACTCAGATCTATGCCTTCCTCTCCCAATCCTTGCATATCTTATTTTTTAGTTGTTGTAGAAGGTTTCTTACTGGCAATCTCCTTCTTTGTCTTATTTTCTAGTTGAGCCTTTTTCCAGTCTTGTTCCAGCTCTTTCATTTTGACTAATAAATCATCAGCTTGTTTCTTGTAATCTAAATTAAGCTTACGTTCATCCAGTGATTTATTTCTTGACGCTTCTCCGGCCTGATCTAATTTGTCATTCTCTAATAACATCTTAACATCAATCTCGTATTTCTTAAGCGCTCTATCTTTATTCTTATGATCGTTTTCTTCTTGTCTCTCTTTCTCCTTCTGAGCCATCTCAGCTTTTTGCAGCTCTTCTGCTCGTTTACCAGCTTCTGCTTCTCTAGCTGCTTGTTCTTCCTCTGACTGCTCTATCTTGTTTCTCATGTCAGCCATTGACGGGCTGTTATAGATATCAAGTACAGTTGAGAATCTACCTCCGTTTTGCATAAACGCCTGTGCCATTTGCTCAGCTGCTTGTCGCTGTTTAAGAACTTTGTGAGAGTCTGTGGCTAATAAACCGTATTCACTCTCGTTTATCAGATCACCATCGATATCCAATACTTTCTTAGTAAGGTCATCAGCAATGTAATTAATCTTCTTGTTTGTATTCTTTAGTGCGTATTTTGCGGTTTCTAAAAAGGTACTAAGTACTCTCTTCTTAACCTGATCATGTTTGTAGAACCACCACTCTGTAATGTGTGAGCTCTGTGTTACTGATCTTTCCACTCCACCAACTGATTCTCTGTTGGCTACTTGACCTTCTCTTTGTCTTGAGATACCGGCTATTTCGCCCATCTCAGCCTTGATGAATTCAAGTAAACTTATATGTTGTTGTATATAGTTACCCGTCTCGAGGTCTATTGCCCGGGTGTTAGTGGCTCCATTTAAGTTACCGGCTAATTTACCTTGAGCTACTCCTCTGTTACCTTCTTTAAAGCCATCTACTACACCTAATCCTAAGTTAGTAGCTTGCTCTAACCATTTCTCTGGTTCCCATCCTTTTGGAACTACTGCAATGTCAAGTAATAATATCTTACCTAAGTTCTTGGCAATAGCTTTGTTTAGTCTGGCCCAGATAGCATCATAAAGATACTGGTAGTCTTTCATCTTGTCAACAAGACTAATTGCTCTACCTTGATTAGTATTGTATACTTCTCCTACAATACCTGGGTAACATTTAGAAGGATTACTCAAATTAACATATTGGATCTGTCTTGGTCTCATTTGTAAATACAAATCTTTACCAATCTTGGTAGCTTCCCACCACTCATTAACCCATAGTTTTGTAACCTCTTCTCCTTCCTCTTTCTTAGGAATATATTCTTCACTTTCAATTCTTGACTGCTCTTCTCCTACCTCATCATAGTACTTTACCTTGTAAACTGCTTTCTGTGATTTCCACAGTAGCTTAAGTACTCTAATGTTCCCACCATCATCTGTATAGTTAGATGTAAACTCATGCCCGTTAATTGAGGCAATTGCTTGGTAAGAGTCAAATATTGATTCTATATCTCCGGTACCATTGTCAAACAATAGGGGGTTATTATAATCATCAGAATAATTAGTGTTTCCTTCTGTTGCTGATGTATAACCGGTAATGTAATCAATATCCTTTGGTTTAAGATCTTCGTAGAAATGATCAATAATCTTTCCGGGACTCCAGTGATCTTCTATAATGATCATGTCAGAGTCTTCTATTTTTGAAGATCTACTACCGCGTAGTGTACGTACCTTTAACCCATTTAATACTTCGAGCTTAGGTTCTCCACCAACTACCTCGCAAGAATAAATTTCTTCACCATGTAAAAGAACGTCTTTAAACCCTTGATTGAACTTACTGTCGAATTCTTCATACTCGTAGTAATAGTTCATCATTAGGTTTACCATTCTCTCCCTGGAATCCTGCCATGTGTATTTTAGGTACTTCTGTAACTTGCCCATGCTCTCCTCTACTTCCTTAGGGTCAGCATTGTTTTGTACAAGTTCAGCAAGAGCCTCTTCAACTACTTTACGCTTTTCTTCTTCCTTAGAGGATATCGCATCTGGCGATATTACTGCAAATGAGAAATCAAAGTTTCTGTTTATCTCCTCACCTAATAGTACATCAATCTTTGGAGTCATGATGGGGTGGTGAGGTACTTTCTCCGGAATGTAAGATGCATCAACCTCATTAGGGTTAAGTGCAATCTTCATATCTGCCGGCGAAGGTATTCCGGAATACAATAAAGAATTACGTATTCTGTTATTGATATCCTGCCTTACGCCAGGGTTATGATAGAAAGACATTCGCTCTGCCTGATCAATATTATCCTTTCGCCATTGTTTGGTCTTACTCTTGTAGGCCAATCTTTGACGTGGCTGTCCTCTGTTAATTAGTTTATTCATATAGCTATTTGCGTTATTTTATAATATAGTGAAAGCATGTTTAATAATACTAAGTGCTTTCCAGCATTAAATAGCCTTAACGGCTTCTCTGCGTTTTTCAGCAACACGCTTAAATCTCTTCTCAATTTTGTTAACTCGCTGATTATGAGTGGATGTCCCAAAGAAGTCACTTGACCCCCATTCATCGGTTATCTCCTCTTCTTCCTCTTTAAGGGCAGTAATCTGCCTAAGTTTCTCTTCCCGGTAAATAAATAGCATTCCCATGGCTGACACCATATCGTAGTTACCATCTGCGTTCCATACTTGTGCTTCCTCTAAGTATCGTAAACTACGTACCTTATGAAGGTTGAGTATAGTTTGTTCTTCACCATCTTCATTCTCTATAACCCCATTGGGTGACAATAACCATGATACTTGTAATTGTCTCCCCCACGCATTAATAGGCGCAGTAGCTCTAGTACCCTTTGCTAGATTACTAGACGGTTTCATAAGCTCCATGTCTTTTAATATCTCCGGAGTATCTGCTAAGTAGTGTAAGGCATTCTTAGTCTTGAAGTAACTGAATAGTCCTTTAAGGTTGTTCTCGTAGTTAGCCTTCGCATTGTAGAAGATTAACAGTTTAAGTGCTTCGTCATAACTTTGCTCAGCCCTTGGTAACCTTCCTATGTACTGGGCAACAATTCTATCAACAAATGTGTCCATTACAACGATACAGAAAAGAGACTCTCCTGAGTCCTGATCTATCGGGTCAATCCCGGCTATGTATCTACCCGGTTGTATCTTATTGGGACTCACATATTTAGGCATCTCAAAAATCTCAACAGCGCCGGCCCTTGAAATGTTAGTAGTATCGAGGCTTCGTATTGGGTATGCCTCAGGGTCCGGTAACCACTTAACTGAGTTGTATGAATCAAATACTAACTTACCAACATAGTGTGATGATAAGAATTTAGTCTTGTTGGCAATAATCTCCGTAAGGTATTCGGATATATCCGCAACCGGGAATATACTACCTCCTGTACGCATAATGGCCTCATCAGGGGTTAGTGGGTGCTCCGCCTTCTTCTGTGTGATTGCCGCCGGGTCATTAGATGCACTAATAATTGTAATACGTTCAGAGTGTATTTCTATAAGTGCCTTAATAACATCAGGCTCTCCCCCGGGTGCTGTACAGTTTTCCCTGTTCATATATGCACCCCAGAAAAAGCCACACTCAGATAGTCCTTGTGCATTTTTATTATAGTAATCCTTTACGCCATAAATGTTATATGCCGCCGGGCTATAGAATAGTTTTTTAGATCCCTCAAAACTAGCACCTTCAGTACCACCGGTACCTCCGGCAAACATCATACCGGTAGCTACTGTACCGGCTTCCATACCTGGCCGGTTAATGTTCCATGCTTTCTCGAGGTGTGGGAATAGACCGTCTTCTTCATAAAAGATCATAGGCCCTCGAATACCCCTGGCCTTGTCAGGATTGTCTTTCAGTGATATACCAAACACTGAACTCAGTGCTCCTTTACGTACTCCATCTGAATCTTGATAACCTAATTGTATTTCCATGGACCTTAAACTATTTACTAGTCTAACCCTTGGAAATGGTGTATGCTCTGATAACCAGTCAAGTACTTCTACTACCTTTCCAAACACCCCTTTATCACCAGATAAGAATCCTTTATCAGATGCCAGGTAGAAGTTAGGGTTACCAGCTCCGGGGTATATAATCATATTACATGGTCCCAGTGCGCCGGCCTTAAACGACATACCAATACCCCTAGACTTTAACATCTTGGTATGCTTACCTGCCTCTCGTGCTTGGTCAAAATAGTGGAAGAATAGGTAATCACCTAAATATGGTTTAGGGAATGTTCTTACCCTTTCTCCTTTCTGCCTACCATTACTATCTTTACCGCTGGATATCTTTACCTGCCATATAGGCGAGTAGTTCCAGTAGAAATACAAATAGCCGGGTATCCACTCTCCATCAGAGGGTCTTACCAGGCCGTGCTTAAATCGTCGTTTCTCTTCCTTCCAGAACTTCGCGTATTCGCTAAAAGGATTCTTAGAAGGGAATAGATCCGTATACCGTCCGTGTTTCTCAAAGAAAATTGCTCTCTCCCTGAAAAAGTCCATGTCTTCTAGAATATGTGGCTTTGTAACATCCACTATAATCTTTCCGTCTTTCTTCTCACGATCTTTTGCATAACCCCTAACAGATGCATCAGATGCTATCCATCTTATGAATGGTATAGTATCTAATGATTCCTTAATGGCCTTATACAACTTAGGGGCATCCTCTCGGAGCCCCTCTAAATCGCTTTGATAATCATTAAACTTCATCAAATCATTTCTCTATTTGTTCTATGTAGTCAAGTGCTTTAATTAATAGTTTTGCCAGTTTAGGTGGGATATCCAGACTCTTTGGTTCGTAAGCCTTAAATATCAGGGATAATTCCTCATATAGAAAAACTTCTCGTATTTCATCTTCAAAAGATGCTATAATCACTTCCTTCAATCCCTCTTTATTGATCATCCTCTAGTTTGGTAAAGAATTGTCTCATAACAGGTAATAACCCTATTGTATATAGTTCCTCTATCATCTTTACCGTTACTGATTTAGTGTTTGGCAGTAAGTTCCTTAACTCCTTAACCTCTTCTGGGTAATAAATCTCAACCATAATACCCATCATACCATCAAGAGTAATGTCATTATAAAAACTAGCTGCATTTTTAGATTCCATCCTCAAATAATGCTTTTTGTTTACTACCTAATTTGCCTTGACTCTCTTTTATCTCTTTAAGTACTGCTTGCTCTGCTGACTGCAATGCTTTAATAACGTCCGGCATCTTTTTAATACCATCAATTAGCTTGGATATTTCACCTACATCTAAGTCATCGTCATCTACAGCAACTTTCATCTTAGAAGATAACTTCTTTGCCACGTAAGTACTGTCTTTTAATATAGAAGAAGTTATAGAAACACTCATATTTTCATAATAATCTATTGCAGTTTGCATAACCTTATCTATCTTCCATTTGTCACCCAGCAATAGGTCAGCACATATTGCCTTCTTTCTTGTTTCTAAATCCTCATGTATAGCATAGTCACTCTTGATGTCACAGTAGAAATAAACAAAGGCCAACTCTTTGTTGGCCCTCGTTTTACTCTCTGATTTATCGCGATTGAATATTGCTGCAAAAGGTTTGAGTAGTAAAGCCTGAGGCTCCCAGACTACATTATAACTCTTGTCTAATTCAAATAGCTTCATTATTTCTCGTATTTTCCTTCTACGTTCCTTTCCTTTCTGTCACTTGTCCTCTTCTCCAGCCACATCAAACTCTCTTCAAGTTTGGTAATTACAATTGAGTTCTCGCGACATGGGAACTTATTATTCAAATAATACATTCTGTTAATTAACATTCTTAGTACTTCTTCATTGGTAGTCCCATCATACATGGTAGTTAATTCAGTACCGCTGCCGGTAGGTATCTTCTCAATAAACTGGATCTCTTGTTCTGCGCCGTCCCATCCTTCGAATGATTCTAGCTCGTATTTATGTCCTTCTTTAAGTACCTTCATTATTTCCTGAATTTTCCTTCTGCGAATACTGCCGGTGCATCTACCTTATCCCCTTCGAACTCCTTTGTACTTGCTGCTTGTGCCAGGTCAAATGCTTTCTTATCTGCAGCAATTTGTTTCTTCAACTTTTCTTGTTCTTTCTCGTAAGTAGTAACAGTTTGATATTCACGCATTTCCTTAGGAAGCTTAGCATATTCTTTAATTACACCTTCGATCTCTCTGTCAGTAATCTTGAAATAAGCCTCATCATCTCCCGGGGCTACAAATGCAGGTGGTATAAACTCTTCCTTAATCATATCCTGCCCGCCGATGCCGGCCTTAATTTGGCTCTTTACCTTTACATGCTTTACAAATCGTTGTAAGTCGATGTACACCCAGTCCCCTACTTTAACGTTTTCTACTCTTGGGCCAATAGCAAGTACTCGTTGTACTGATAAAAATACCGGTTTAGCATCTCCTCTAATTAGCCCACTTGCGTTTTCAGTAGACATTAAGTATGCTGTAGTAATCATGTTTGATCCAATTGGTGTTAAGTTAATCTGTTTCAGTGTCTTGTCTTTTTTCATCTTGTTTCTTTAATTGTTCTTTGTATCTTAATTTCCTTCTGAGGCCACTACTAGCATATATCTTCCCAATGTATACAAGGTTAAATGCTAACTTCTCTAGCTCCTCATCTTCTGCAGTTTCGTACCAGTCTTCATCCTTTGATTCTATTGTTTCCCTTACGAATCTGAACTGTGACTTGAATACCTTAATTACCTCTGCGTAGGTTAGTCCTTCCTCATTTGCTAATCTTCTTAGTCTTTTTTCTACCCTTTTTCGAATATACTCCTTCTTCATTATCTGTGATGTCGAATTTAAAAGCCAATACAAACTCCTTATCTCCTATTGACAGATCCGGAATAAACTTTGGATTAATTGTTTGTTTGATAACAATACCCTGCTTCCTTAAATCTGTTAATACCATGGCCATCCTGTATTGTGGTAACCCTAGATTTTTACAAATCTTCTTCTTTGTGTCCAGATCGAAAGTCAATTTATCCAGTAGTTTCTCAGAGCTTACTTCGTGAGATAGTAAGTATCTGTAATACAGTAACTCTGCCAGGATATTACCTTCTGTCTTTCCCAAATTGTGGAATGGCTTTGTAAAACTCACCCAGTGATAAAAGAAGTTCTTCGTATTAGTCTGTATTTTCGCTATCTTCATCTCTTGCTAAGTAACTAAATATTGAGCTGTAAACTATTAAATCTTCTTCTTTTACTTTGTGCCCACAGTTGAAACATTCAACCTCACCTTTATCCTCTATAAGGTATAAACTGTGGCAGTGTGGACAAGCTACTACAGGCTCGTTATCATAGTTCACTGCATTTTTTGATAATTTCCCCTTAAGCTCTTCTACAATTCCGGAGTCTCTCGTTGGAAATGGACCATTATGTTGCTGTTTATCAACCTTATCTAAGAAGTGTTTCAGGTCCTCTTTGCCTCTTACATTACTCAGGTCTAATTCTTGTTCTTCCATTCTACGTTTTTGGTGTTAAATAATACTTTTAGCATTTCTATTTGTAATTCCGTATTAGACTGCTCACTAAAAAGTAAATCCAACACGTATTTTATTCCCTTCAGTTTCTCAAGGATTTGCTTTAACTCCTTGTCCCCTCTGCCTTCTAGCTTCAACTTCTTAGGGTCTCTACCTAGTGCTTTATATTGTTCGTCTATTTCATCTCTCAAGCTCATTAAAAAACTGTTCTACATATGCTAAATTCAAAAGCATGTTATTAATATCTATTATATCAGTATTCCAGACTAGTGAAAGTCCCGTTCTACTTAAATAGGCAGGTGCTAACTTCTTAACATCTGCCAGTAATTGTAGTTTATGTGACAAATTACTGTTTATCATTCATGGAAATTTCTGCTAGTAATGATAATCCTAGTATCTGATTCTCCTCATCAGACTTCATATAATTACAAATAGTGTCAAGCCTGCGTACCTTTTCTGTCAGTCTTACTCTGTCTTCTAGGGTAAAGTAGTATCTTCCTTGTGAATCCCTTACATCAGAAATACCCATTAACTCAGACATGTTCTTGTAAAAGGAGCTAACAGTATCATTACCAATAACTTCTGCCATTGGTACATTCTCTGCTCCTTCTTTTAAAGATCTTACTACATCAACTTTTATTAACAATAAATTATGCAATGCTCTTTTAACTGTTAATCCACTATTGTCTAAAAACCTTTGAAGGTTAATTCCGGCTGTTCCGCTGATGCTAACTCCGTAAGGTATTAATAAACTAGTAATTTCTCTAAAATCGTTTGAACTATTATTGACTCTTGCCATATCCACTCCCCCACTGTACCATTTTGTTGAGTCAGCATTGTAAGGGGTAGCCCCTGATCCTGAAAGATTCCATGTAAAATCACCTCCGGGTGCTCCTGTTATTATTCCTGTGTTTAATGTCATTCCTCTTCTATTTCTTCTTGTTAATCTTGGAGTTTCTCCTAATTCCTCTCGTATTTTTTCTATTGATTCCCCTAATGGAGTAGAAGGCTTCTTCTTCTTTGGTAAAGAAAACAAACTGTCCCATGTAGTATACTTCTCAAATAATTTTGTTATGTCCATATGTTATAAATAATTATACCGTAATATACATATTTATTTTGTAACTACCAAAAAAAATGCCCACTTAATCAAAAGTGAGCATTGTTTAGACTCTCTGAGGAGACTCAAACTCCTATCTTCCGGGCCGTAACCGGGAGTTCTATTCATTGAACTACAGAGAGTTATGTACGCCACATCAGATTCGAACTGATACTGAACGGGGCTTAAACCCGATGCCTCTTCCAGTTGGGCTACTGGCGCGTTTGTACCTTCGAAGAGATTCGAACTCTTACTGACATGGGCCTAAACCATGTGCCTCTTCCAATTGGGCTACGAAGGCATTTGGGTGATTGATGGGGATCGAACCCACGTTTACTTGAACCACAATCAAGTGCTTTACCGCTTAGCTACAATCACCATATTGTTGAAATGGAAGGACTCGAACCCTCACTATAGGCGCCAAAAGCCCATGTGCTACCATTACACTACACTTCAAAGTAGTACTCCCGACCAGATTTGAACTGGCGACTTCGCCGTGAAAGGGCGATGACTTAGACCGCTTGTCGACGGGAGCAGTTGTCTAGATGGCAAGATTCGAACTTGCGTGATCTTGCTCCCAAAGCAAGTGCGTGGCCTCTACGCTACATCTAGAAATAAAAAAAGCCCTCCAGAATTGGAAGGCTCGGAATGAATATATGTTATTGCTAACATTATCACATACACAAAAGGAGCCTTCTGGATACGAGGGGAAGTTCCAGTGGTTGCTCTAAACGTGTATGTAATGTTGTTTTACTCATAGGGTACTAATATACATAATATTTCTATAAAAAGCAAATAAACTATAAAAGTTTTTATAGAGACGCCAGAGGGAATCGAACCCACATAAACCGGTTTTGCAAACCTTCACCTTACCAATCGGACATGGCGTCTTGTGCAGAGAGAGGAGGCCCTGATCCCCAGTGCGTTAACACCCATACCCTTAGCAGGGGCAGTCTACCCAGGTAGATTCACTCTCTAAATGTGGCTTGAGTAGGAATCGAACCTACATAGCTGGGGCTTCAATCCAGTACCTTGACCACGTTGGTAATCAAGCCGTCTGCGCTAGTGGAAGGAATCGAACCCTCTCTGTGCATGGTTTTGGAGGCCAGCCGCATGCCATATGCTCACTAACGATTGCTTAGAGGGAGGTGTGGGACTTGAACCCACGACCTAAAGATTAACAGTCTTTTGCTACCAGCCAGCTGAGCTAACCTCCCTTTTTACTATGTAATTCTCTGTGGCAATTCGCACAGACTAAAGTACATTTATCTAATTCTTTCTTTACCCTTTCCCAGGACCTAGTATACCCTTTTGAGCCTATACTGAACTCCTTTTCTTCCGGATTATTATGATGAAAATCTAATGCGTCGACACATTTATCATAACCACATATTTCACATTTTCCTCCTTTATATTGAACTGCCTTTTCCTTTAATCGAATGCGTCTGTTCTGAACAGCTTCTACATTACACTTTTTACATCTCCATCTGCCATCAGTTCTTAAAGCAAATTCTGTATCACCGTGTTTCTTACAATTTTTTATCATACTCTAATATACAATAAATAATTGTGATTAACAAATGGTGTTATACATATTTATATATAGTGCGGAAAGAGGAGGACCCGACCCCCGGCCAAATGAATGACTCCTAGTTTTCAAGACTAGTCGCGCTTCCATAGCGCTGCTTCACTTTCCATATGTGTGGGATACGATAGAGTCGAACTATCCGGCGAGGGTTTTACAGACCCGGCCCCAACCAGAGGCATCCCGATAAAAAAACCCCGTAAACTCTAGGTCTACGGGGCTTACAATACTTTTAAGTAGAGTTTACACAATAGACCTCCAGCGCTCATTGAACGACCAGAAATAACTATTATATAAACAACTTACTTTTCTCATTTTACTGTGTAAACTTCTTTTAATGCTAGCAACAACTCTACAATTGCTGCGTCTGAATTAAGTACTTTCAGATTGTATGCGTTAGCAATGATATCTGCTTTAATTCGTAATTTCTCTAGCGCTCTGTCTAGATCATGTTCTTCCGATGCTTTAATCATGTTCTCATGTAAAGCGTCTTGTTCTTTTGTAGCTTTTTTAAGCTTTTGCGATTTCTCTCCCATTTATCAACTATTAAGGTTATTAAAACCTTAATATACGTAATTTTCTTTAAAACTCCAAATTATTCTATACTTTTTTGTTGCCTCGGTGGGTCATGATCCCACTCTCTCTTCATTATGAGTGAAGTGCTTTCCCGGTTAAGCTACGAGGCGATGTGAAGGCGATAAGGGACTCGAACCCCTACTTTATAGGGTAGAAACCTATTGTTTTTCCAATTAAACTAATCGCCCGGTTAAGTAATCCAGTGGGTGTGTTAATTCATCTCTTTAAAAACTGTACCCCGTAAGGCACGTAGTCACCGGACTACTATGTACTTTCTACTGGATTCGAACCAGTGACCCCTTGCGTGTAAAACAAGTGCTCTAAACCAACTGAGCTAAGAAAGTATTAAATAGGTTTCAACTTCAAATATGCCCTGAAAGCTATCACTAGCAGGGTAATTATGCTAAAAATCATTGATGCCCAGAAAATGTTATTCTTGAACTTAGACCACTTTGTCTTCTCAATCTTAGTAACTTCGTTGTTAGTGGTTATAACATTTGTCTGGATCTCCTTCACTATTAGTGTGTCCTTGCGTTTCAACACTAAATTAAGTTCTCCATCAGACACAGAGGCAATAGCTTCAACTTGATTATTCTCGCTAACTACCTTTAACTCAATGGGTTTGATATTCCCATCTACTATGTATAATTTCCCCTTCGAGCTTAAGTCATAAGGATTTACCGTAGTAATTATCCTTTCAACAGTTTCCTCAGAAGAGGTGGATGTTACTTTGTAACGCGTCTTACAGCTACTTAGTAACACCCCCAGAACTATTAATATTAATCCAATTTTATTTCCCCTATAAATATCCATCCATGTTTTGTATTTCTATAGTACGCTCTCTTGCCAATCCTGTTCTTTGCTAAATCTAAATGTAAAAATGTCTTGTACCTAGTTATCCTAGTGTACTTTGTTGTATTCATCACGATTATCTCCAATGAATCCAACTTAGCCTCTGAAGGGCGGCTTACGGAGATGTCTACTGCTCCTTTTCCGTTTGCGTAGACGTGTTGACTTTTCCCACTGCGCCCCATTTTTTTTCGTGTTCATATGATCTCGCAGCAGATCTGATTATAATTGGTTCCCCAATAACGTTCCTAACCTTTACAAGTTCTGGTATATGGATCTCTTTTATCTTTTGGATAGTTTCATCCGTTGCTGTTTCATCATATTTAGTGAATTCCTCCACTGTAAATATGTCTCGTGTGTTGTCTGTTGTAGGGTATATAATAGGTGCGTCGTCGTCTAACCCGTCATCTACTAAATATTCATCCGCTACAAAATTCTTTACTGCTACTCTCTCTTCCAAAACGGATACTCCGTTAATTTCTCCAGCTGTTAAACTGGTTGTGTCTGTCTGTTTTGCAAACTTGCATTTGCCTTGTCCGGCACTTTTCGTGCAACTACTTGAGAGTAAAGTAAGTAGTACGCTAATTGTAATAATGTACACCTTCTTCATAGTCTCCTCTTCTTATTACGTCATGTTTAAAATCAATTATTAAGTCCCTCCTGTTTAAGTGATCTGCCCCAATAATCCCAACAACATTAAGTTGTTTTCGTATAGCACTTAGATCACTTCCTTTAAAATACACCTCTACATTGTTTCCACAACAAAATATGTGCACGCCTTCAACGTGATATAGATGTGATTGTCCTCCAATTCCATAAACATGTTCGTCCTCTATTACATTATAGGCGAACCCATACTTCTTAGCTACTGTAATGTCTAGTAAACTGGTCGATGCTCCTGTGTCGATTAAAAAGTTTGCTACTTTACCATTTAATAATACCTGTACTATAGGCACCCGTTTATAGGTGGTAAATGGTAATGAACCTTTGTTATTCAACCCATTGTCCTTCTGACAACTACCGGATAGCAATAACAAAACAACTAGGACTATCCGTAGTTTCTTCTTCATATAAATTAATTAATAGTTCTCTCTCCCTTGAGCCTTTAGTAGGATTCGAACCCACGACGTCCTCAGTACAAATGAGGCGCTCTGACCAGCTGAGCTATAAAGGCAATTGCAGTCCATACCGGAGTCGAACCGGCTCCACGAGGCGTGACAAGCCTGTATCTTAACCATTTGACCTATGGACTGTTTAGTGGCGCAGCCGGGATTCGAACCCGGGACCTAGGGGATATGAACCCCTCGAGCTACCTCTGCTCTACTGCACTATTAGTTGCGATGGCCGGATTCGAACCGGCGACCTCCGGCATATGCAGCCGGCGCGCTTCATCCTGCGCCACATCGCGAGAGCGGATGACGAGGTTCGAACTCGCCGGGTCCAGCTTGGAAGGCTGGCGTAACTCCACTGTTACTTCATCCGCAAATTGTGTCTACTCCACTTTAAGACTTCACAAGAGGTAAAGTAGACACTAGTAAGTTAACTATACAAAAGGAATTATGCCAATTAGTAACATTACTATTTTTATTACTATGTGCCACTTCCCAGTGGCTTTCATGAACTTGTCGAACTTAGACGTGTCACCATAATGGTCCCACGGTAAGTCATGTAGTGTATTGTATTGTAGATCATATAATATCCACCTCAATGCCAGCATTATCCACACTACTCCAATGCCTGCTACTACGCTTAATCCGAAGGGGGAAGCAATAAGAAAAAACCACACTGATGCTACATAAATTACAAAATCTATTAGAGCGCTTAGTCCATGGTTTATGACTTCATGCTTCGTGTCCTTATACCAGAAATCTATCCCTGTCTTTATTCCCAATAATCCCAGGAATATAAACACCACATAGGCTACATTCAATGACACCATTTAGATACCCAGTAGTAAATAGATTGCGTGTCCCCAAAGTAACATCACTAAAATAAATGCTGTTACTGCATAAAATCCGATGCGGAAAGGTTTAGACATGCCATCCCACATTTGGTACTTAATCTCTTTTAAAATCTTCTTCATTCCTCTTCTGTTTTAGTTGGAGTAGTAGGATTTGAACCTACGACCACTGCAGTATCAGTGCAGCACTCTGACCGCTGAGTTATACTCCAGTTTGTAATTCTTCAAGCAACTCCTCTAGTGCCTTTGAGTACGCTTGATAATCCATCTTGAACATTATCCTACCATCTGGTAGATGTACTGGTTTAACAAAGCGTGCTTTAAATTTATCAGTTATTAGCAATATCATCTTATTTGTGCCCCCGGACAGAATCGAACTGTCGTCTTCTGATTAAAAGTCAGAAGCTTTACCATTAAGCTACGAGGGCTTTTACACACCTCGTTATTGAGGTGCTTAATGTTTTAGCTTCTTAATAAAGAACATAGAACTATACGCCAACATAGGGCTCACTAAAGCTAGTTCTATTGTCCATAAAAATGTTAAAAGTATCATATTATTTATTTTATTGTTTCCCCTTAAGTGGAACTGACAGGATTCGAACCTGCGTAAATCTCAGTGCAAGTGAGATGCCTGACCAGACTAATGCTACAGCCCCAAATAAAAAAACCCTCCAAACTATACACGATTCAGAGGGTTTTAAATCATTAAAATCTCTAAACCATTACACAGTATTACCGGCCACTGTACCGCCGCGAAACTCCTTAGTTCCGTAGATAAAATCACCTCCTTTTGTATAGTTAATAATTCCTTTAATCATGCCTCTAATATAACACAATAGATTGAGGTGTGCAAGCTTTTTTATAATTATTTTTATAATTACCTACTTTAAGTACTTGACAATGTAGCTAATTACGAACGATCTTTTTAGAAATGTATTATGTACCGTACATATATATTAGGGCCATAATACCCTACATTGCAGTGCTCAGGATGTACAATTTTATGTACATTAGTGTTAGGATTATACACTATTCTCGAATCACAAGGACTACTTGCTGCAACACATGACATAAACACACTAAGCACTATCATTATTACTATTCTTATTATTACTCTCATCCTTTTCTTAGCGGCTTAGTTGGGTTTCTTTTGTCTCTCTTATTGCTCTTGTTGCTCTTGTCTCTCTTGTAGTGTTTGTTTCTTATATAGTCTTCGCTTTTTTGTATCGTGTCGACACTCTTAATATACAACATCAAAATGCAAAAGTCAAGTTTTTTAGCACTTTTTCGACGAACGACATGATTTCATCGACGAACGACACAAAACTATCGACGAACGACATACGCAAGGCAAGAGCGTTGGACGCTTCAGACACTAAAAACACATCAAATTTCGACGAACGGTACTAAATCATCGACGAATGAAAGTGCTTAAAATTTTTTGGGGAAATTTTTTTGGAATTTTGTGGGTATTGGTGAGAGCGGGGGGTATATACAAACAGACCCCGGGTCAATTCAAAAATGGGGAAGTACCCCCCGGGTCAAAGGCAAACGGCAAAACCAATCACGGTTCCTCGCCTCGCTCCGCTCGGCTCCCATCACCCTCGCTACACGCTCCGCGCTTGACGCCTTAGTACCACTATTGTATCAATTGAGTGGAATAAACTGCTCCTCTAAATCTAAGCATCATGGCAAAGAAACAACGCCCAACACACAAACCATTAGTAACTAATCAGTTCACGCATATCATCATGCCAAACGGTATGGTGAGATCAATACCCAAACAGAACGTACAAACCCACAGGTCCTAACAACCCTGTGGTCCCCCCTAACGGGGGGTTAAACGTACTGGAGCACTTCGTGCTTGAAGCCAGTATATAACAAGTGTATGAATTGAGTGCAATGATGTGCTCCTCTAAACTTATATCGTTATGCAAATAATTGACGGAAACATTGTGTATATGACTATCATTCCCTTTAAAGAAAAAAGGGAAGAGTTAATGTGGAACGGAGAAGTAATGTCTTCATTATCGGATTTCCACATCGAAAATATAATCCGATTACTAACCAAGAGTGAACAACCCAACAGAGTGTTGTATAACTACACGATTGGTGACTGGAAACTCTTCATGGAAGAAGAACTCAAGTATCGTGAAGCTGAAGCGGAAGCTTCGTGGAAACGGTACAGAGACTCTCTCAGAGAGATATTCTAGACGGAAAAAGCACGGTCTTCGGATCGTGCTCAACGTTCTCTTGCGCTTCGCGCCTGAAGCCGTTGTAAAGCATATGTATCAACTGAGAGTAATTCAGCTCTCCTCTAAATCATATTATTATGGAAATAGTGCAACGTAAAAATCCTCAAACAGGTGCCCAAGAGCAGTGGGTAAGAACAACTGCTCAACTGATCTCTGCAGAAGCGGAAAGCAAAACGTCAAAGGGCGGAAAGAAGTACGGATTCTTCACTGCCAAGGTGGCTGGCAAAATAGCTACCGGTATTGTGTGGAAAGGTGTCGCTACTCAGTGGGATCTGACACCCGGTACGGAAGTGCAGGTGGAAGCACCGCTAATTGATCTCAAGAACGGGATCAACAAGAACTGGAAGCTCTCCTTGCCATCAGCAGACTCACTGTCTCAAGACATCGCGGATTTTGTCGCGAATCTCTAAGGAGTATAACCCGCTCAGCTTAACGGCTGGGCGGTTTCTGAATGGCTCGCGCTTCGCGCGTGAGGCCGTATTATATCCTCTGTATCAATTGGGTGGATTCGTACCAGTCAAGGAATGAACCTTGAGTATAGTATCCCCCTTAGCCGAGTTGGTTGATCACCAGCTTTCATGTTTAACACACTAAAGAAGTACGACGCTTTAGTATTAAGGGAACTGATCTCCCTTTACTAAGATATGGACACCTAATTGTCTGTCGTCAAAAACAAAGCTGATGCCCATTAGGGGGCTAAGCCGCGTGCAGAAACAAGGTAACCGAACTGCACGTTGAAAAAGGGGCCATTACTACACGCCTTGTACCTATCTCGAGAAGGATAGCGCTGTCCTGGTACAAGGTGTGTGCGTATAAAACAAGTAGCGAGCGAAGCGAGCTACCCCAACTATGCACCATAGACAACACACTTTAACACTTTTATACTTTAGTGCAAAGTTTTACAACCTTAGTGCGCGCTTCGCGCGTTATGCCGTGGTAAATCCTCTGTACTAAATGCGCGTATGTTTGCTTCGCGACTAAAGCAGACAATAATTAAAACCTTTACAACACTATGGAAGTAGTAACACGTAAAAATCGAGACACAGGGCTCGAGGAGAAGTACATCGTGGCAACTGGAAAGTTGCTTAACATCGAAACCAGTTCAAAGACCACTAAGGTGAATAAGAAGTCATACGGCTTTTTTAACGCCATTATAGGTGGCAAGAGATCATCTGGAATCGCGTATGCGAAGGTTGCTGAGCAAGTAGGCTCAGAACAATTAGTGCCAGGGGCTGAGGTTCAGTTCGAGGCATTAGTTTCTGACGTTAAGTCAGGAAAGAATAACCACTGGAAACTAGCCCTTCCAACCACAGAGTCACTATCTGACGAGATCTCAGATTTCGTCAATAGCCTCTAAGAAATAATAGCCTATTCACATTCGTGGGTAGGCTATAACTTCTTTCGATCTCGTGCGAAAAACAGTACCACGAGACTTTTGTTTGTTAGTTGTCTAGGCTAACAAAGAAATAAATAACCTAACTAGACTCACTATTTCCCTCTGTTCCCGTACCTAGTACATCGAACAGGGGGTTTTCAATACAAAAACAACATTAACCACTAAAAACCACATAAAACTATGTATCAACTAGTATACAAGGACACAGGTTGTCCACTGCATAATGAAGTATTTAACTCACTTGAAGCAGCAAAGGAGAATTTAAAAAACAATCCTGACTGCGAAATAAACAAATTAATCGTAATCTATTAAAAAACAAGTTTAACCACAAAATATACAAAAAAATGAGAGACTGGTATTTTAAAATCAAGAACAAAGAACACTCAAGAGCAATTCAAAATAAGCTATTTGAACAAGGGTACAGATGGGCTAGTGGGGACACTGTCCCTATGTACCTGGATGCAAAAGGTATAACTCTTGAGAATGATCAGATGCGATATCTTATAACAGAGGAAGATATAGAAGATGTAGAGAAAAAAGGTGTTAAATTAAAAACACTTGATGACCTTTACTTTAATGACCACTTTGTGATAGGTAAATATTACAAAGCAAATAAAAAGCACCACTTTCGATTATTCAAATACTCAGGTAATTTGAGTATCGGATTTGGTAGCATGAACATGTTCGCCACAGACCTAAAAACAGGTCATTTCTCAGAGAAGAAACTAAGCACTTCCGGATATACTGAAGCCACAGAGAAAGAGTGGATCGAAGCACTTAAGGAAGAAGCAAAGAAGAGAGGATTTAATGTGACTAGAAGGTTTAGAAGCACTGGTGAAAATGTCTACAATGTAGAGGCAGATGAGCCAATAGAATCTTACATACAAGCAGAAGGTGGTATAGGACTCATCAAAGGTATTGGTACCGGAATGATCTATTCTTCTGAAGGCAAGTGGGGAGAACCACTTGATGTTTTAGAAGACAGATTACCTACCCTGCGAGGATATGTAGGCAGAGACGAAGGAGATAAAATCTCTTATGGTTGTGCAACCTTCTCTAAAGATTGGATATTGTCTCGAGAATTCAAATACCTTAATAGTTTGAATGTCGAAGGACACAGAATCAATAGAGATGAACTTGATAAGGTACAAGAATATGTTAAAAGACATAAACCTTACAAGGAAGACAGAAAGATAATTTACTGTTAAAAGCGAAGAGGGCCATAGTGCCTGAGCTTCAGGGTGCACAGGTTGAAAGGATCTTCAAGGTTATCATCGCAAGATATAACATTGGTTTCCTACCTGTGCACATATAATACCACTGGTTATCCGATCCCATAAAGTTATTGGTACACTTTATGAATTAATGCATAGTTGGGCAAATGCATAACCAGTTTGATTTATGGTGTAAGTAACACACTAATCCTATGGATTAAAGCTTAGGGTTCGAATCCCTATAAATCAACAAGGTCTATCTGTGCCGCAAGACAGATAATAGTATTATCCATTCTAGTAGTAGTTTAATAAACTCTATGAAAACTAGCGCAATTCACCACGCGTTAGAGATTTATGCAAAAAGGTGAAATAATATGATCTAGACTAATGCATGGATAATACTATTTCCAATAAGAAAACAAGTTTAACCTAAATATTAAGAAATGGAATTAAAAGAATTTATCAAAGCAGTGGTAGTGGGTATGTTTGTAATACTCGCTGGAATATGGTTCGTAAGTGTAGACTGGGAGACCAAGAGTTATTCAGGCTCTATGTCTGTGCTAAGAGAAAACGGATCAGTAGTATTAAGAGACAGCTTATTAGTCTATGGCAGTAATAATGTCTACATGACTAAGAGAGAACTTGAGAGCTTATCTACACTGAGTAAAATCTCTAAAATCTTTCTGGTAAATGGAGAGAAATAGAGAATTCATAAGAAGAGTGTTTAAAGTACTTGTATTTTTTACATTCTTCTTAGGCCCTCCGTATTTGACACACAAAATGTATGAGTGTGATGACGTTGCATCAGTAATGATACTATTTAGCTGGTTACCGGCTATAGTACTAACTGAATATTTGTACAAAGACTAATTTAATATAAGCAGATGAACAATACAGTGAAACATTTAGACAATGGCGATTTCGAAGTTGAACATTTTGAGGCAGGTAAAACATACCTGGATCATGGTGACAACAAAATAACCATTTTAGGGTTTGTACCTAATGAGTACTATCCAATTGTAGGATACAATGAACGTGGAATAGTTAGAACTTACACCAAACATGGTAAGTTAATACTAGGATCAAACGAAGAAAAGGACCTCATTAAGGGGTCAATATAACATAACCTGCACACTCGTCTTCGGACAGTGTGTGGGATTTAGAGCTCAAACACACTTAACGCATAGGGCCCAATTGTTGCTCGGGTTGAAAGAGGCTGCGAGGCTGAGGAGATAGCTACCTCAAGCAGACGACCAGGTAATGCAGGAGTCCCTGCTCTACAGTGCACTGTAACAGGTTACGGGTAAACGCCGTAAGTAAAAACTTAACCAGATTATCACGCTGGGTTAAGTGTGTTTTTAAATAACAAGGTAGTTAAAAGTTTGCATTTGTAAAATTACCTAATGTTACCAGCCCTTTGTGGTTCCGCGTAAATGGTATCTAACTCCTATGGCGGTGCAGGAGTTTTTAAATTGCAGATGTAGCTCAACGGTTAGAGCGGCCCAATTAAGTGGGTGTCTAGTAGGTATTACATTTCCGGTAATGCAACGTGTAGGTTCGAGTCCTGCCATCTGTGCAATATAAACCTTAAAATCATAAAAATGGATAAAGTAATTAATGCTGGAATCAAACAAGATCAAATTGATTACAGTGTAGTAAATAACCTTGGGTTTAAAACCCAGGTAGAACATGATTCCGTATTCAAGGATGAGTATGGATTTGACTATCGAATAGTATCACTCGAATTGGGCAAATATGAATTCGATTGGGACTGTGTTAATAGGACTGTTATGCTTTACAAGTCAGAAGACTGTAAAGGAGAAGAGATAGAGTTAATATACTTGATCAAAGATGTTGATGAACTTAACATGATGATAAAGATATTACAATGATATTTCTTAGAACAATGCCCACAGATTATTACAATGATTTTTATAGTACACCTACCAATTTGGGAGCAACTATTGTAATAATGATTATGGTGTACTTATATTTCCAGAGTAAAAACGAAGACTAATATTTAAAACAAATTAACAATGAAAAACTTTATTATTTTAATTATCGCGTTGATCACGTTACAATCACAAGCACAAATTAAATCCATCAAAGACACAAAAACACAGCATTCTTTTACGGTGGACTACAATTATATACAAGTATACTCATTACAAGGTAATGATTGGGTACTTGCGGTTGAAAAACCTGTAGCCGGTAGGGTTATATATAATTATAATGAACAACACGTGAATAAGGTATTTATTGACAATGACCATTTCATGTTAACCGGTGTTCATGATGTAAAACCAGAAGACGAAGAGGGAATTATTTCTTTCCAAGCCATGTGGGGATATGACAAAGCATATTGTGTCAAGAATATACGATCCTTTGGGATAGTTGTATCAGACAAAATGTTTATTCTGTCTAGATAATGGCCTTAAAAGTACGTGCAATGGGTTCTACTCCAGAAGAGAAAGCACTCATACGACAAGAATATCCGTTTCATATACCTGACTTTGTATTCAAAGCCGGGTATATATTCGAAACGTTTACTGATAAGACTGTTTTAGGTTGTTATTACTTCTTGCCACATAGTACTGCACACACTAGAGAACCAACCGGAAAAGAGAGACGATTATTCTCACTCGGGTATCACTCTGAAAGACAGTACGATACGCAAGAAATGCAATTCCCTGGAGATATGTTTTCTGTGAAAGTTTATGGTTCTAGAGAACTAATAAACAATGTTGCATATGTATTAAAGAAAGTTTACGGCATTCCTCATATACCAAGAGGTATGCATGTGAGTACACAGTACTTAAACGTAGCAAGAGGTCTTTATGGTCATAGATATATGACACAGGCTCAGAAACAAATTACCGGCAAGGAAGGGTATCTCACTTTTACTGAGGATAACAACCCACAAAACATTACTAAGATCCTTACAATAAGGGATCTCTTAAAAGAATTAGGTGAAGATCATCCATTGTACGAAGACATGCTAGTGAAAGGTGCAGTGTATAATCCGGAACTTAATACCAAATACTTATCTTTTAACAATTTTAAACACACAAATAGAAATGGCAAAGACAAAAAGCAAAGTAATGAAAGCGGAAGCACTTCTGTCTCAAAGCAAGGAGGAAAAGGACGCAATCTTGACCTCTCGACTTTTGGAGGACGCGGAACTGGACTTGAAAAGAGCGATCGAGGACGGAGAGCGAGAGTTATCTCGTTTAGCTCAACAGGAAGAAGACGCGGTGAAGGCTTACGTTCTTCAAGGAGAATCAATAGGAACGCTCCTACGCCCTAACAGGAACTTTGAAGCAAAGAAGGCTGACCTTCAAGCGCTTAAGAGAATTCTCGCAGAGCGATTTTAAAGTATTATAATCCCCTTTCTAACTAGTTTATTAAGGGGATATAATAAATATTATTACATTATTAAATTTAAACTTAGCATGATTAGAGATAGTATCATTAAATTTAAGGAGAAACTCATGGTTGAAGGTATAGTAATGATATGCCAAAAATCAGAGGTTACAGAGGAGGCCGTTGTTGAGCTATTACAGCAAATGCAAGAGAAGGGTCTTTATCGAGAATTTGCAGAACAATTAGAGCAAGGATTTGTAGAAGCAGAACTATATCTTCTTGCAAAGATCGTGCATACTCATATTGAGTACAATTTCAGCGAAGAGGCTGAACAAGAAAAAATTATTAACAAATTAATTAATGGGTAACATGAAGTTAAACACATTATTAGCAAAGACAGATGCCTTATCAAGTGGATTTATGGCTTTACTGTCAGACTATGGTAGATTCTTTACCAAGTCACAAGGTGCTTTTTTAGGGGAGAAAAGAACTTATCAGCCTAAGGAAGGTACGATCGATGAGCCAAGTAAGAGAGGTAATATTTTAGTACAAACTACTGTACCGGAGAAACTCAACTGGTTTAGAGAAACAACCAAAGACTATATTGATTCATTATTTGCACAAGAGAAGACTAATGCTTCTGGAGTTGCTACTGCTGAATTAGTAGTTGATGGTAAAAGTTGGGGAGAATACACCTCATTAGAGCTGTTAAGGCTTAAAAGTCTTGTAGAAAACAATGAATTACATCGTATGATGAGCTCTATCCCTGTAAGGAGTGATTCAGAAGAGTGGTCATTGTCTACAAATTCTGCCTATCAAGGTAGAGATATCTATGAAGGACCTAAGGAGGAAGGCACCAACATTACAACTGTCAAAGAGGATTATATCCTTAAAGACCCTAATGTTAGTGACAAGAGTCCTAATTACAATGCAAAAGTTGCTCAGAAGACAACTATTGTAACACTTGGCGATTACACACGTCAAAAGTTCTCCGGCCAATGGTCTCAGCGACAAAAAGCTGAAGCTATCAGGAGAAAGACTGCACTCAGAGTTGCTATTATAGCTGCCCTTAAGGTGTGCAACGAAGCTGAAGTAATCGAATCAGAATTGACATCTGACAAGATCTTTGGGTATATATTCGGATAATAACTCGCAAGAGAATAAAAATATGACTAAAAGCTTGAGCATAAGAATTAGCATTAACAGTTTCTAGGAAATTAGTTTAAGTGTTGAGTCAAAGCTTTAGCGTTAGTCTTAAACAAAGTAGTCATAGAGCATACAAATATAAAATTGTAGTCAGGGGTTCGATTCCCCTTACGCCCTCAATAAAGACGGAATAGGTTTGTAGTACACCGTATCTTACGAGGATTAAGTTCCTAAGGAACTACGTATAAGGGCGTATAGATAAGTTGGAATATCGACAATATTATAAATAGCTTTAGTATAAAAACTATGAAAACTACTTTAAAACTAAGCTATCCCGGACTGAAGGATATTGACCCCGGGATAGCATTTTTTTATAAACCACAAAATCATTAAAAAATGTTTGACAACGTAGACAGTCCAGAAAATAAAAACCAGCAATTAACATTTGCTGAGAGAGCAGTAATTAAATCAATGGCAGGAGTAGGGAAACTATTACTAACAAAAGTAAGCAGAGCAAAAACTTACGGTCAATTGGTTGGATATCTAGAAACTTTCGAAGCTTTCATAGATAAAACAGAAGAGAGATACTCTAATAAAGAAGATCTCGATCAAAACGATTACGATGACATGTTTAATCAGGCAACTGACATGATCAACGATATGTAAAATAATAAAGGAGGCATGGTGAAATTGGTAGACACAACATTATTTGAAGCAATGTCCTTGGCGTTAAGAGCGCTGGCCGTAGTATTCATCCTAGATATTAGAATATAGGCCTTGCAGGTTCGAGTCCTGCTGCCTCCACAAATCATAAATAAATAAACCATGCACAGTAAAAGCAAATATGATTCTTCTGAATCAAAACAATTAAGAAAATTTCTTAAGACCTTAAAGGAAGAAGAGAAAACAAGGTTTAAAAACTTTGCCGTTCTTGATAACTTCTTTAGGAATTAAGACTAATTGAGCTGTATGGCATATTAAATATTTTTAGTAAGTAAACTCTCGAACTCACAGTCGATGCGTTAAAAGTTAAAGATAATTAGTATGTTGCCCTTAGTTTAAATGGAAAAATACTCTAAAACCTATCTATGTATTTAGATAGTTCATCCATCTTGTGAATTATAGTTCGCGCGATAACAATTTACAAAAATGGATATGTTTTGGGGAGATATAGGTTCGAATCCTATAGGGTACTGCTTAATACTTAAAGACTATGAAAGATATTTATATACATAATGAATATAGAATGATGATCAAGATTCCAGACCGCGAACATGCTGGACTAATAGTTAATAGACTTTATGAGTTAGGATATGACTGGGAAGAACAACAAAACCCATATTTATTATGGGATCGTGGATTATGTATGGTATTAACTAAACTATCAAACAAATCAATTCGCTTTCTTTTCACAGATATTCATCCCTGCAAAGCAGATTGGTCTACTAAAATTAACTATAAAGTACATACTCTTGTGTCTTTATATACACAAGAAATAATCGATATCCACCGCATTTAACGCATAGGTGGACACATAATACCTATTACCTGAGAAAGTGCGTAATATGCGTGTATGCACTGCTCAAAATGCCTAATATTAACTTGAAAAAAACATAAAAATGGTTTTAATTCAAAAAATTAAAGTGGGAGATATTATTCTTGCCCAAAGAGGTAAAAAGAAGATTAAAGGCGAGGTGACTAAAATTCATCCCGGGAGTGTAGTAATCAGTATTGGAGATACTTTAAGAGTTATCGATGCTGATAAAATTGTTAAAATCTTAAAAAATTAACCAATGTTTAAAATCAAAAAGAGTTTCACACAACGTTTCAGTGCCTTAAAGGAAAGATCATTAAAAGCACTTGGTGTATTTGAACAAGTAAAGTCTGACTTAGAGGATGTAAATATCGAACTATACGAAGAGATAGAGGATATAGCGGTTCAAATTGAAAATTTATCAGCTGTTAAGAAACAAGCTGAGAGTACTGTAAAGAGTAACGACAAAGTAATTAGTAATATTGACAAATTTTTATCTATTTAAACCATGAAGAATAAAGCAATTGAAAAATTAGTGGAGAACATCCAAAAGTATCCAAACAACATTTCAGCAGCAATTAAATTGACTGCCGGACAAACAAAAGCTACAGAGAACCAATTGAGGTATGCTTACTACAAAAAAGAAACAGGTCTGAGAGAAACTGTTCCTATGTTTGTATTGCAATCCCCTTTTGGTATCACAATCAACGGTAAATCAGCCGGAGTAAAGAAAGCTACTAAGAGAACATTGGCATTAAACCATGAGGTTATTCCTATGAAAGGTCTTACAAGCGAAGAAAAAGTATCATTTTTTGATATGATTTTTGGTTAATTTGTTTTGCCCCTCTATCCTTCATGGTGGTAGGATAGGGGGGTTTTTATTATGACTGAGGAATATTACAAAGTAATAGGGAAAGAATGCTTTAAGGATCTTGAAGCTACTAACCCAAAAGGAGGTATAGAAGACTTCATTAGGATGGCTGTCCAGTTTGGATATGAACGAGCTATTGAAGACTTATACTCGAAACGAACTTTTGTCTCTCATAAAACAATTGAGAGAATGAAATTGATATTTTGGATTACACCATATGTGGGAGTTCTTTATTTACTTCTTTCTCTGGTCGATACTGAGAAGTATTGGATTAACCCTAAATATATTAGTTGGGTATTTATAGGATTTATAATACAAACAATAAGTATATTTGTAATTATTCCCTTAACTCACTATCTATGGTAAAGAAAATATTAAAAGTTATAGATGGTACATTAGCAATAATAGTAACAATGTTGTTATTATACTTTTACTTACTAGTGTACTATTTATTCTTAATCTAAAAACATAAGCATGAAGGAAATTCTAAGCAAATTTAAAGAAGAGTTCTTCAAGGAACTCGAAATGAAGCCTAGTTGGGGTAAAGAACAAATTAAAGAACTGTACATTATTACTCTCAACAAAATATTAATTGAGAGTCATGAAGGAACAACTGGAGATTGAATTTGATGTAAAAAGACAGAAACAATTTACATTAGAAGACGTAGAAATAGAGAGTAATATTGATATTCATGTTACTTTCATTGACAAGCAAGAAGAGCTTGAGGAAGCTGTTAAATGGCTTCAAGTGGCACCAAAACGAATTGGTGTAGATATTGAAACCCGCGGGCTTGACCCACATCAACATGATCTAATCATGTTTCAATTTGGTGATATACATCGTCAATTTGTAATCGATACAAGGGTAGTAGATATCAAAGAATTAATGCCATATATTGTTAACGATGATAATATAGTAGTAGGTCAAAATTTAAAGTTTGAATACAAGTTTATTAAGCACAACTATAAAGTAATGCTTAATAAGGTTGAAGATACTATGTTACAAGAGCAAATACTTTATAATGGTAAAGGATTATCTAATAGTTTAAAAGCATTAGCAGAGAGATATCTAGGCTATACAGCTGATAAGACTATTAGAATGAGATTCCTTGAAATAGGAGATGATCCTTTTAGCAAGGAAGAGATTATTTATGGTGCTTATGATGTAGTATTACCACTATTGATAAATAAAGAGCAAAGAAAAGTTATCAAGGAGAACAAACAAGAGAAACTAGCTCAGCTAGAACATGCTTATTTAAAAGTTCTCGGTGATATGGAATATCGTGGAATGTTCTTTGATTCTCAGAAGTGGATAGCACTTTATAATAAAAACTTACCTATTTTCGAGTCCAAGAAGCAAGAATTGTCTAATTTTGTAATCAAACTAAAGGCTTTACCTTTTATTGAGAAACAATTGGACATGTTTGACACAACAAAAAAATGTACAGTTCAATGGACTAGCTCAAAACAAGTAGTGAGTTTGTTTAAATATCTTAATATTTGCCCTATGGCAGTATCAAAGACTACAAAGAAACTTACTTACACAGTAGATGCTAAAGTAATAAAAGCATCTTTAAACAACATCAATAAGGATATTAGTGATGATCTGAAAGGATTGTTAAATAAATATCTGGAGATGAAAGAACTTGAGCAAAGAGTAACAACCTTTGGTTTAGCATTTTTAGAAAATGTCAATCCAGTGACAAAAAGACTACATAGTAGTTTTAGACAAATCATTTCAACCGGTAGATCTAGTAGTTCTGCACCTAATTTACAAAATATACCAAGTGATCCTGAATTTAGAGAGTGTTTCTCAGCACCTAAGGGGTATAAAATAGTAAATGCAGATTATAGTGGCCAAGAAACTGTAATACTTGCAGATAAGTCCAAGGAAAGTAATATGCTAACCTTGATTAAGGAAGGTAAAGACATGCATAGTTTTGTTACAAGACACGTATTTACTGAATTACTAGGTTTAAATGACATTGAGATCAAGCTCAACCACAAAGAAGAGCGACAAACATCAAAAGCTGCAGGATTTGCAATTAATTACGGTGGTACCGGCTTTACTATTGCAAACAACTTAGGTATTTCTGAAGCCAGGGGGGATGCAATATATGAAGCATATTTCAAAGCTTTCCCACAACTTAGGAAGTATTTCGACAAAGTAATTGAGGAAACTCTTAAACGAGGATATATCATTACTAATGACATTACTAACAGAAGACTTTACTTTAAGTACTATGATCAGTATGTTGCTCTTGGTAAAAACTTAAATACTAAAGCCAAGCGTAAAAGATGGTTTAGTTTAAAAGGTGCTATGAGTAGACTCGCATTAAATGCGCCAGTTCAAGGTACTGCAGGAGACATTACTAAAATGGCTGCAGTTAAATTTAGAAAGTGGGTATTGGATAATAACCTGGAAGACAAAGTATTCTTGACATTGATAGTTCATGATGAACTTAATGTGGAATCGGAAGAAAGTGTTTCAGAGGAAGTTGCTAAAAACTTAAGTATTGCCATGGAATCAGCAGGTGATATTTGGGTAAAGAATTTAAAATTAAAGGCTGATGCAGTAATCGGGGACTATTGGGCCCATTAAAAACAATTTATTATGAGTAGTAGTAGTAATAGTGGAGGCATTAGCTTCACAGGTTTGTTAACCATAGTATTTATAGTACTAAAACTAACAGGTACGATTACATGGTCATGGTGGTGGGTATTAAGCCCATTGTGGATAGGAATAATCCTGTTTATTCTGATCATAGTAGTTTATTTACTCTTAAGCCGTGATTAACGAAAAATTAAGAGATGATGTAAACTATGTCGTTTACGCATTTAATACATTGGATGCTAGGGAGATAGCATTTAATGTGCCAGATGGAGATGCTAAAGACATTGAAAAGATCTTAGAGGAAGATTTTGGAATAGAGAGCAGGAAAATAGAACATTCTGTGCACCCTGATTATTTAAGGATGCCCTGCTCTTATTAAATATTAAAACGCTTTATATGAAGATTGATATTGACGAGGTGAAGAAAGGCGGCTATACACTTGAAGAAGTGATGGCATTGATAAAACTAGAGACAAATAGAATAGGTCATGAATTCCCCTACAGCAGTACAAGGGATGAAGACTATATTAGTTTGTACAAAAGAGGGTTAATTGATACCACAACTAATGGGCATGTAACTACCAAAGAAGGACAAAAAGTAATTGGTAAGTTATTAGGTAAGGATAAGAAACCAAAGATCGATAAAAGTGAGTATAACTTTGATGATTTTTGGGCAACTTTCCCTTCTAATGATGCTCATGGTTCATGGAGAAGAACCCGGGCTTTAAAGAGTAATAAAAGTGGATGTGAAGTAGCATATAACCGAGCAATTGGTAATGGTACATCTCATGCAGATCTTATTAAAGCTTTAAAGTGGGAAGTAGCAGACAGAAAGAGTAAATCTCTGTCTACAAATAAAATGTCTTACATGAAGAATTCAGCCACATGGTTGAATCAACGTGAATTTGAGATTATTTTAGAGGAATTAAAAAATAAAGGAGTTAATCCTGAAGAACATGAAGACGATTGGATAACAGAAATGATATGATTTATTACTTAAACAACGAATGTAAGTTTCACTTATATGTAAATGGCACAGATGTTATTTACATTGAATATGAGAACGCACTTAAAAGGCCAGTATGCCGGTCTGTAAGATGGATGCATAAGCTACCATTTAACAAAGAGCATATGGACAGTATTGAGAATAAATTACAATCTAACGATCCATCAGAAGTTCTTGAAGGTAAGAAGATGCTAGAACAAACACTGAAAATTAAGATAAATGGAGAAATCGTTGGTCACTATGAGGGAACACCTGTATGATAGAGTCATAGAGAGTGTAAAAACAAGAAAAGATAGGATCCATAAGGGTCTGACAAATTCTATTCCGTGGCCATTTCCAAGGTTTTCAGATAATGTTGTAGGGTTAGAGAAAGGTAAGATCTACCAAGTAACTGCAGGACCTAAGACAGGTAAGAGTAAATTTGTAAACTTTGCATTTGTGTATAGTATGTATGATTATATACAAAGGCATAAGTTAACGACCAAGCTGGTAGTACACTACTTTTGTTTAGAAGAGAGTAAAGAGAGCTTAGTTGTACAGTTTATAAGTTATGTACTGTTTACCAAGTCAAAAGGTAAAATAGTAGTTTCTCCGGAAGCTTTATTGAGTACTAAGAAAGAGTTACCCAAAGAAGTGATAGACGAGATAGAAAAGCACAGCGAGTATATAAAAGGCTTTTTAAAAGTAGTTGATTATATTGAAGATGTGTATCATCCCTTTGGTATTTACAAACATTTACTGGATTATGCAGAGATTCATGGCGAACAGAAGCGTAAGACAGTAATGTATGGAGATACTCCAAAGGAGATTGATGATATTTATGTCCCTACAGACCCGGAAGAGATTGTACTTGTAGTAGTAGATCATGTTTCTTTAATCAGCCATAAAGGTAAATCATTGCAAGAAGGTATTACTGAATTATCAGGGTATCTGATTAATTTGAGGAACAAGTATGGTTACAGTAGCGTAATTGTTCAACAGCAAGCTTTATCTCAAAGTAGTATTGAGGGTATAAAGTTTAATCAAGGAGAACCAACAATTGCAAATTTAGGAGATAGTAAATTAACTTCTAGAGCTGTAGATATATCATTTGGTTTGTATAGTCCCTTCATCAATAAGATACCGGACTATGAAAACTATGATATTAAATTCTACAGAGACAATATCAGGTTTCTCAGTGTTTTATTATCAAGGCATGGTGGATTAGGTACGAAAGTACCACTTTATTTCAATGGAGCTGTTAATTTCTTTAGTGAATTACCCAGGGTTCAAACCCCTGATGAGGAAAAACGCAAAAAGAACATTATGCAAATCAGAAAAAATGAAATCAAATAAGCTTAAATTTGCTTTCTACAGAAATGAAAACTTAGTAGTATTAGCATTGTATAGGAGAGCTTCCGATCAATCAGTGTATACCTTTAAAGGAATAATAGACAATGATGAGGTATGGAACTTCGAAATCGCTAATCGAATAAATGTAACTTTTAA